TCTGGATCAAGTTTTGTGGTAGAAATATAATCCAAGAAATATAATGGTTCTGCTCCACATGTAATCACATCATTGACACACATGGCAACAAGATCAATACCTATACCATAATAAGAATTATTTAAAAGTGCCAGATTTAATTTAGTTCCCACACCATCAGCACCAGAAACTAATACAGGTTTCTCATATCCAGTAGGAAGTTTTGTCATTCCATTAAAACCACCAAATCTACCCAAGACCTCTGGTCGATGAGTAGATTTAACTCTTTCAGATATACTACCTACAAAAGCATCTGCTGCTTCTATATCAACACCAGCAGTTTTATAATCCATTATGTATAATCTCCTGTAGAAACAATCTTATCTTTTTCAATTACTGTATCTTGCATATCTTGACGATATTTTTCCAAAGCATCTGCAATATTATCATCAGAAATAGCTAAAATTTGAGCTGCCAGTAATCCAGCATTTAATCCTCCACCTATTGCTACGGTGGCAACAGGGATTCCACCAGGCATTTGTGCTATGGAATATAAAGAATCTACACCAGAAAGTGCCTTACTCTTAACAGGGACTCCAATAACAGGAAGTGTGGTAAGAGAGGCAAGCATTCCAGGTAAATGTGCCGCACCACCTGCACCTGCAATAATAACCTTAAATCCTTTATTTCTTGCTTCACTGCCAAAAGTATACATTCTAAAAGGAGTTCTATGAGCAGAAAGAACCCGAACTTCTACACCTATACCTAAACTTTTTAATAATTTAATACCTGGTAATAGAGTGGGTAAATCAGAATCACTACCCATAGCAACTGCTACGGTTGGAGAATCATTCATTTTCCAATTCACTCCTCATCCAATTACTAATAGTAGCATCATACTCAGCAGTATGCTTGAATGCTTCTAACATAAATTGCTTTCTTAAAGTTTCAGGTTTAATTGATATATTACCTTTTATTGAATCTAAGTAAATACCATACTGATTTGGATTAGTTAATACAGCAACATCCTTATAATTCTTTGCTGCTGACCTAACCATACTGGGACCACCAATATCAATATTTTCAATTGCATCTTCAAGAGTTACATCTGGTTTTGCAACTGTCTCTTTAAATGGATATAAATTAACTGCAACAATATCAATCAATTCAATACCATTTACCTCTCTATCTGCATCATGAATTTTATCATTACGTTTTGCAAGAATACCACCATGAATCTTTGGATGTAATGTCTTTACCCTACCTTCCAAAATTTCTGGTGAACCAGTATATTCAGATACTTTTATTGGAGAGATACCTGCTGCTTGAAGAACAGCATGAGTTCCACCACTAGAAATAATGGTATATCCAGCACGGACTAATCCTTCTGCAAAATCAACAATACCATCTTTATTTGAAACACTTAATAATGCGTAGTAACTCATACATCACCCTCCTTTCTATTTTCTGAATGATGAACATCAAACTCACCACCAGGATATCTTGCCTTTAACTTCTCTACATTCATTTCAATAATTTCATTGAAGTCTGTATCAAGTGCCATACATGCTTGGGCAACATACCACATGATATCACCAAGTTCTCTCTTCATATGAAAGATGTTCTCTTCATTAACTGGTTTACCTTGGAAGACAATCTTCTTTACTACCTCAGTAAACTCACCACCTTCAGCACAGATACCAAGAGCAGCAGTTAAAAGTCTATGAACAGGAAGTCCATCACCACTTTCTTCTGATTGTATACCAAAGCATCTAGAATTAAATGCAATATAATCCTTTGATTCATTAGATGTTACTGCATCTACAAACTCAGTATATTTTTGGGTGTCTACTTGATTAGGCATTTTTCTTCTCTAAATTTTTTCTAAGTTCTGTAGCAGTTTCTAATTTTAATAAAGCATCTACAAATTCAGGTGTTTCATCCCAACTCCACTCTTGGTTATGTTGTGGATTTTTCTTTTCAATTGTATGAGTTCTTATAGTCAAAACTTAAACCCCGCAAAGTCTTTTTTAGGTTTCTTATCCTCATCATTATATTCCTCCTGCTGTTTATTGTCAACCAATTCATTTTGTGCAGACTGTTCACAGTCATATAATCTCATCTTTGCTCTATCAATACCAACTACAAATCTCTTATTCATAGTAGGATCATTATATCTGTTCTTTAATTGCTTTACTAATATCTGATTTAATCCTTCGAGTTCTTCGGTGGAGATAAGGGCAAACATAAGGTCAGCAGTAGCAGGTAGACCAAAGGACTCACTTGTGTCAGTAAGCTCAACATCACTGCTACCAAACCCAGCGCGAGTAGTCTGGGTAGCCGATACGATGGGGAGATTCGATTCAACCGCCAATCCTCTAAGTTCTTCAGCGATTGCTTTAATATACGAGTAAGAATTGACATTACTACCTGCCCTGTACCTAGAAGAGGCACATATATTAAGATAATCTACAAATATTATATCAGGTTTGAATGACTTTTTCAAAGCCAGTTCATTTAGTAACGATTTGAAATGTCCTGAATGAGCAGATGCAGTAGGATATTCTTTTATAATTAAACTTCCTTGTGTTTTCTTAGCAATACTATCAACCTTACTATCAAACATTGGTCTAGGTAGATCAGTAATATTCTGAATACCCACGTTTAATAAATTAGCATCTATTCTTTCTGCTATCTTTTCTTCTGCCATTTCTAATGTAATGTATAAAACATTATGTCCTTCCATTAGAGAAGCAGCAGCAACATGACACATAAACAAAGATTTACCAACACCAGTACCTGCAAGCGCAATGTTAAGCGTTTTATTTGGTAAACCTCCTTTCGTAATTCTATTAAAGTATTCAAGGTCGAATTGAATTCTACTTTCTTTTTGATGATAGAAGTTGAATCTTTCTTCATAGTCTTGAAGATAATCGTGACCTATGTGATTATCAAAAGAAACTGCTAATGCATCAGACAAGATGGAAGGAATAGCTTCAGGATTCTTCTTCTCATCCTTGCCGTCAGCAATAGCAATGGAATCGAGCAACGCTAAGTATATAGCTCTGTCTCTACACCATTTCTCTGTTGTATCAACTAACCACTCAAACTCTACTGGACTATCATCTAAACATCCAATTAAATGAGTTACTTCTTTAAATGATTCTTCATTAATATCATTACGTTTTTCTACTTCAATAGTAAGAATCTCTTTTGTAGGAAGTTCATTATACTCCTGTACAAAACTAGAAACCTCTTCAAAAACAATCTTCTGATTAGAGTCCTGAAAATACTCTGCCTTTATAAAAGGAATAGTCTTTCTAAGATACTTTTCATTATGAAGAAGGTTCTTTAATATAAGAAACTCAATTTGTTCCATTATCTTTATAAGAACAGCAGAATGAAATACTTATTCTAGTCTTTTGTGACTTAAATGGCGTCACAGTGTGAATAAGATGAGCAGGGAATATTATCAATACACCAGCAACTGGATAGAAATGATAATGTTCTATACTATAAGGACTAGCAGTAGGACCATTTCTCAATCCCTCTTGCTTACCATAAGCAGGATGATGAAAAACTACTGAACCTCCATCCTTACCATCCCAACAAGAAGGGATGAGAGTTACCTCTTCTGCATATTGATACTGAGCATTACCATCTGCAATTTCTGCAATAGGATAATAGACACCAGTAAGAACAGAACCAGGATGATAGTGAGCCATATTATAATCACCACATCTATTAATATTAGCCCATAACTGTCTTATCTCAAGACCATCTAAACTACCTGTCTTATTAGCATAATCATTACAACATATCTCTATCTGTTCTCTAAGTAAATTAAAACTTTCATACTTATTCTCCATCTTACCTTTACTATGCCATCCACCCATATTACTACGAGTCTTTCCATCATTATCCTTTTCCTCTTTAAAAATATCAGTAACTAATGCCATGTTCATTTCATGGGATTCATTACCAAAATTATAAAGACTAATTGGAGTAGGAAAGACTGGAAAGAGATTACTAGTTGCCATAACTAAACTCCTTCTTTGCAATCTCATCAAGAGCTTGCATTACATATTCATCAAAATATTCTTCTGGATTAGCAAGTATCTGTTTAGCATATATCTTCTTACCATTCATTTCATATCTACCTGCTACATTCTTCCACATACCACCAAGTTCTCCTAATTCAAGAAGACCATAGTATCTGTCAAGACCTCTCTCATCATAGTAGAGTCTTATTTCGACTTGTTGGTTTTCTTTGGAGAGTCTTGATTTAGCCGTCTTAGCTTTAATAAGGTTTCCAACAACCTCGCTCTGATCCTTTTCCTTTTTTTTGCTGAGATAAATGATCGTAGACGAGGCGTATTTGAGACCAGAGCCTCCTCCCATTTCTTTAGTAGGGACGTAACTGCCGATAACATCGTATGTGTGATTTGTAACTATAAGGGGTATGTTTGCTTGACCAAGTTTTAATGTTAGCATACGGAATGCTCCTTTAACAAGTTGAGATTTGGTCATGTCTCTGACTTGTTTATCATCTAATGCATCTCTGATTTCTTTTTCAGTAGACAACATTCCTAAAGAGTCTAACACAAACATACAGGGTTTGCGTTCCTCCTCAGATTTTTTTAAGTATATATCAACTGCTCTTAACGCCTTTGATCTAAACTCTTCTATGGTGACTACATTTACCACCACAATCCTATTTAGGTCAATGCCTCTAGATTGAAGTAACCCTTTATTAACAG